ATCGTCTGCGGTGGCGCAGATGAACCGAACGGCACGATCAGCGACAGGTGCAGCACGCCCTCGATCCGCTCGACAGGACCGGCGAACCAATTGCTCGCAATCGCCTCGCGTGGCAGCGTGGCCCCGTCTGGCAGGGGCGAGAAATCGAAGGTCTCACCGTTGAGTGTCAGAATGTCGCCGTTGCGCGTGACCGTCAGGGGGGTGGCGCGGCGCTGCGGGATCAGTGTGATGTGCATCGGGTCTCTCCTTAGAACCAGCGGCCGACAGCAACGATGTTTGCAAAACTGGAAACGCGCGCATTGGTGGTCAAAAAGGTGCTCATATTCAGCGTTGTTGTGGTCACGCTCGACGCCCGAGCAAAGGCCACGGAACCGCCGCCGGTGGTCACGGCCGCCACGCGCGGGGTGACGGCGAATTCAGCCGGATAGGTCCATGCGACTTCACCCGCATCCGAGGTGGCAACTGTCGTCGCACAGATCTGCGTGCCATTGGCGAACCGCGTGTATTCGCCATTGCCGCCGACAAACACGCTTTCGATCAGCGCGCCGGTCGGCACACCTGCGGCCTGAGTGACCGTCCCGAGGATGTTTGAGCGCGCAAAGACCTGTGACCCGTTGAGCAGCAGGTTTGTGATCGCGTTGAGGCCCGCGCTCGACAGAAGTGCCCGCTGCACACCGCCCGTGACCATGCCGATCTGGTCCGCAGCGGGGCGACGAAAACCGGTGTTTAGATCGGCCAGAAACGCCACCCCCGGCTCAGCCAGCGTGCCGTCGCCAAACCGGCCAGAAAGCGGGCCAGCCTGTGCCGCGTCAAATATTGCCATCACATCGTTGAACGCCGCAATCAGCCCGTCGCGCACGGCCCCGAGATTGGCAATGGCGTAGCTGCCGCCGCTAATCGTCGTGCCGGTATAGGCGACCGCCAGCGTGATCGAGGTGTTGCTGTTGACAGTCAGAACCTCGCCGACAATCACGCCATTGCGTACCACCATCATGCCCGGTGCGGCGTTGGCCAGCCATGCCGTGCCGCTGCCCGTCAGTGCGGCGCTGCCGCTCGTGATGCTGATCGTGCCGGTCCGATACCAGATGCTCATGGTGTTCCTCGCTCTGTGTTAACTGAATGTGGCAATCGCTTTTTCCTCTGCAAAAAGCTGCGTTCCCGGCAGAACGAGCACGCCCTTAAGACCACCGGGGTGAAACCAGTAACGTGCCTGCAATTTGTAGGTGGTCGCGGATGCCCCCGGCGTCGTGCGGTTCTTGAAAACCATGCTGTCAAGCAGTTGCCTTTTGCCCAATTCGACGCGTTGACGGTAGACAAGCGTGTCTTCCATCTGCACCCCGTTCCGAAGTATGCGATACTCCACGTCAGCGCCCAGATCATCTGGGCTGAGTGACCCCGCCTGAAACCTGACGTTCAGGATCATGTGTCGCTCACTCGGCAGATTGCTGTGCGCAGCCGTCAAGGTCAGAACATCTTGAAAGGCAGAAGTACTGGTGATCAGAAAATCTGAACCAAGCGTTGTGGCGCTAATTGCCCCTGTCGCATTTGCTTCGATCTTGTCCGTAACAATTGACCCGCCAAGGATCAGATCGCCATCGAGAACAAAGTCGCCGGAAACTTCGACAGTGCCATCCAGTTTGATGTAATCGCCCTTGATCCGGGCGGTCGTGACAGGCTCTGTCTCACCATCATCCACACGCACCAGCGACAACACATCATCGCCGCCAAGTGACCAGACAAAGCCGCTCGATATGCCGTCTATGGTTGCCTCAGCAAAGGCCGTAGCCTCTGCCAGCGCCGTGACACTGCCGTAGCTGGCCACGATCTGCTGATTGACCGCCGCCACCGCGCCGTCGGCTGTCACACGGGTTGCAGCCACCTGTGTGATCACGGCGGCGTTCTGATCGACCTTAGAGGCTAGAAGAAGCCGCTCGCTCGCCTCGGCGCTGATACCGTCCACGACCTGCGTGGAAATCTCGCGCCGCCCAAATGCCGTTGTTTCGCGCACCGCCTGCCCGTCGAGGAAACCGCGCAGCAGTCCCTCGGCAACCTCATCAGCACCCTCACCCACGCGGTTGAACAGGTCAGAGACAGATCGCGGCATGTTCGCATCGCCAAGCACAGCATCATGCCGGTCAAAGGCCGTGTCGATCTGGTCGCGCAGGGCGTCGGCAAGGTCCGCTTGCGTCAACCGCAAATCCGGCGTGGTCACACTCAGCCACGGCGTCCACGCGGTCGGGCTGTCGGCCACATAACGGGCGCGGACCTCGTATTCCGTCGCGGCGATGATGTCGCCCCGCACCAGCACGCGGCCCCCGTCGACCGGCTTGATGCCCTCTGCGACGATCTCCTGCGTGGCCTTCACGCGCACCTGATATTTCAGGTTGCGGATCGCGGGCAGGCTTTCAATCGTCCAGGTCAACAGGATTGCCGGGCGGCGCGCAGTGCCGCCTGCGTCCGACAGGTCAAACGCAGCCACTGACAGCGGCACCACAAGCGGCGCAGGCGGTGTCTGACCATTGGTGGGCAGAGGTGCCGGCACGTCGAGCTCCGGCCCCCAATCTGTATCCGTGGCCTCGCGCTCGCGCATCACCACGACTTGCAGCAACGTGTCGGTGCGGTCCTCGACCTCGATCACCTCGAACACCTTGTTCGTGTAGCCGTAAATCTCGGACGTGAAGCTGATCGAATCCAGCGGCTCGACCAGCGCGAAACTCGGCGGCAAGGTCACTTGGAACGTCACAAACCGGCGCGCATCCAGCAGCAGAGAATTCAGCAGGTGCTGCGCCTGCGCCTTGACGCTCACCGCAGGCAGTCCAACGCTTGCCACCCGCTGCCCGCCATCCTCGGCCACCCAATCCTCGTTCAGGATCAGATCGGCCTCGCGGCCCTCCCAGATATCATTCGGCTCGACGTAAGTCCCGGTGATGCCGTTGGTCACGTTCTCGAACGCCGGGAACGGCGTGAGCTCCGAGGATTCCGTGATTACGAAATCCGCATCGGTGAGAGCCAGCACCGGGGCCGAGGGCGCACCCACGCGCACCCGGAACACGCCACCGAACTCAGCCGTCTGGGCAAAGCTGGCGCGGTTCATTTCCTCGATCACATCGACCGGGGCCATCTCCTCGACGTTGATCTCGAAGCCCGCCACGTATTGCTTGCGCCCGCCGATATCGACGTCGCACTCGTTCATGCCCGCAAACCAGTTATCGAGTGGCAAATCCTCGGCAGACACCTGCCCGCCCCAGATGTCGCCCGTGGGCAGGGTGATGCCACGATAGATGTTGTAATTGATCACCTGCGGATTTTCTGAGAACTCCCAAGTTGCGGGATTGTCCCACCGATGCGCGCCAGAGCCGCCCACGGTGGTATCCTTGCGCGGATCGTAGAGCTTGATGCCCTGCACCTCGAACCGGACAGAGGGCAGGCCCTGATAAATCTCGGGGTCCAGCGCGAATTCCAGCACCGCATAGGCTGTGCCGCGCAGGACGTGATCCGTGGTCCAAGGACGGTCAGGATGCGCGCCATAGTATGTCACCAGCGTTGGATCGGCCTCGGTCTGCGTCCCGTCGTAGAACCACATCCACGCGGTCGGGTCTGTGTCGTCCTGCCGGAACTCGGTCAGGATGCGACGGCCAGAATTTTCGGGCACCTCATTGAACGGCCCCGCGCTATTGTCGGGGGCCTCGATGTCGGAATATTTGCCGTTTATGACGATCCGCCCAGTCAGACCTTGCACAGGAATGTTCGAGACCTCGAGAATGTAGGTCAGGATGCCGTTGTTCTTGAAGCGGCTATAGGCGGGCGCAACCGCGTGGCCCTCCGCCGCCATTGTGCCCACGATGAATTTCTGCGGCGTCACGTCGCCGGTCGTGGTCTGTTCGGTCTGGATGCCCTGACCATTGACCTTGGGCTTCTTGGCAAAGGCTTGATTGAGCAGCGAGAGGCCCACGCCCACGATGATCCGCGTCGCAAACGCCCCCAGTGCACCGAACCCCGCAGCAATCGCCGCAAACGTGCCAGCCCCGGCGCTTGATGCCGCCAGCGCAACGGCAATCGCAGTGGAAATCGGCTCGGCCATAGCTCCGCCGGGTGCTACGATAAAGCCTACGAGGAACGCAAAGAACAGGATCATATCTTGAAAGCCCTCGCCGCCTTGAGGCGCGATAAATGGCCCAGCCCGTCGGGGCGCAGCACGAACACGCGGTCGCTGGCAAAGATGCCCATGGCGCTGCCCTCGCACACCGCCAGATCGCCCACCTGCGCCATGGCGGGCGGGATCTCCGGGAAGAGGCTGGCGATATAATCGACATGGCTGGCAAAGCCGTCTTCGGCCATCACGCGGGCAAGCCCCGCCATGCTGCGATAGCGCCCGCGCCACCGCTCGCCGTGATCCACGCCCGTCGCGGCCTTGACCCACCCGGCGACATACATGCCGCAATCGTGGCTGCCGGGGCGAAAGCGCATCACCCGCACAGTGTCGAGATAGGCGATCAGCATCTGTGCCCGGCTCATCCACGACTATCCCCGTTGCTGGTACTGCCCCCGCCCGCGCGCTCGTCTGCCGTGGGTGTGGACGGCGTGACGCTCGTGGGCGGCGGCGCGCCGTTCTGCGACTTGCCTGACCCCCAGAACACCGGCACCGCGCCCGAGGTGGCGGCATTCTCCCGCCCCCGGTCCGTGGCGTTGATCCGGCGCTGCGCGGAATTGGACTTCTTGAGCGCCAAGGTCCGGGTCAACGCCCGCGCGGCGCTTGCCACCGTCATGGTGACATCCGCCGATTGCCCCTCTGCGGCGCGCGGCAGGGGCATCTCTTCGACCCAACCTTTGATCACCCGCACGGGCACGCCGACCTGCACCGCCTTGACCGGATCGAAAAACACCCGGTGCACCTCGACCGGCGCACCGCGCAGGTCATAGAGGTTCACCAGATTGACCACCGCAGCCGGAATGCCGGAAAAACGGATTGTGTGCATTCGTACATTCAAGCCCACTTCGCCCCGGATCGGATCAAGCCCAAGGATTGAGCCCGCGCCCTGATAGCTGCGCGCGGTCTCGCCAACGGTGAATTGCCGAACATCAAGCCCATTCCAGAACCCCACGGCCTCGATCAGCCCTGTGGATTTGCGCCGCGCTGATACCCACACCAGATGCCGGGATATGACACCCGTAAGGCTGGCCAGCATATTTTCGGTGGCGGTGCCGTAATCGCGCATCTACACCCCCACGCTTTGCACAAAGGAGAACTGTGCGCCCTCGGCTCTGCCCGCGCGATGTGCGCCGTAGGCCGGATTTGGTTCGAGCCGCGCCTTGATTACCGGCCTGATCAGCGTCACGGGATCGCCAACGACAATCCCCGGCTGGAGCGGCGGCGTCACTTGAAACCATGCGGTCGTGCCCGGAGCGCCGGACTGGATATCACTCACCACCCGATGCAGGCCATATCGCACGGGGCTGGAGCCATACTGCACGCCCATGAAATCGCCACCGCGCAGCCAATAGAGACCGGGCATGCCTTGCAGCTTGATCATCCGCGCATCTGCCGCATCAAGCTGTGCGACCGTGGGCGTGGCCGCGCCAAGGATCGCCCCGGTCGGATCATCTGCCGGATGCGTCTTTGCCGGATCGTAGACCAGAAACGACGCCCCCGGCGTGTCCAGCACGGACAAGAGCGCGTCGATCCGCGCGGCATTGCTGCGATTGCTCATGGGGGGAAGGGTAAGCGACCCGCGCCACACCGGCGCACCCAGCAGCGCAGGCAGAGGAATGCCGCTGGCCGTGCGGTCGATCTGCATGGGCGTGTTGATCACGAGCTGCGAGACCGAGATTTTCAGCCGGTCTTGGAACTCGGCCAGAACGAGGGGAAAAGCCAAGGGCATCAACCGCGCCTCCGGGGGTCTTTGTTGATACGATCAACCGCCTGCGGCAGGCCGCTGCGCGTGAATTGCTCAATCCCGGCCCGCGTCACCTGCACGGCCACTTCCCCCGATATGCGGCGCACGTCCTGGACGATGCTGCCGTTCTCGACGCGGGCCACGACCTCGATGCGCGGGCCCGCGCTACCGCTCTGGGCTCGCGTCGCACCGGCAGCCTGCGCGGGCAGGGGCAGGCCGCCCCCGGCAAAGCCTGGAATGATCGCGCCTGCGTTCATGGCCTCGAGCACCGCGCGGTTGCGGGCCGTGGCCTCGGCCGTCATGATGAATTCCCCGGCGCTTACCATCGCGCGGATCCTGTCCCCCCGGCCTGTGCCCGCGCCCAAGAGGAGGCCGGGACGGGTGACAAGAGGATCGCCGCCACTGGCAAAGCCGGGCGCCATCTCGCCGGGCAAGCCGCCAGACGCAATATTGATCAGCGACCCGCCCGAGAGGAGACCAAAGAGATCGCCAAGGCCGCCACCACCGCCACCGCTGCCCCCAAAGAGACCGGAGAGCGGGCCGGTGCCGAGGATCAGCGCTTCCTTGGCCGCGCGGATGACCATGTCGCCGATCCCCTCCCAGACGTCCCGGAGGCTTTCGGCCTCGAGCAGCACGTCGTCGACGGCGTTGTTGAATTCCTCCTTGCGCTCCATGGCGACGCGCTCGTTCTCATGGGCCTCGACGAGCGCCTCGATCTCCGCGCGTTGCTTTGGCGTCGCGGCGGTCAGGCGGTCGCGCAGGCGGATCATCTCGCGCTGCACCGGGTCGCTCTCGCGCAGCGCCTCGATCTCGCGCCGCTTGCTCTCGATCAGCCGGTCGAGCGCCTGCTGTTCGCGCAGGGTCTCGTTGGCCGATGCGCCACGCGCGCCGCTGCCGGACCGCGTCGGCCGGGCTAGCTCGTTGAGGCGGGATGTCTCACGGGCCAGTTCGACAACGGCGTCCCGGCGCGCATTTAGGTCATCGACTGTTGCCGTATCGCCGCTGGCCTCGCCCCGGATTACCGCCGTCTCGCGGTCGAACCTAGCACCGGCCAAGGCTCCGGCGCGCCCAATCGGATCGTCGCGAAACTCCGCCCGGATACGGGCGTTCTCCAACCCGACCTGGCCTTGGGATTGCAGGTCGAACATGGCATCGACGGCACCGCGCACCTCGGCCGAGAGCCGCGCGGCCTCGTCGGCGGCCGCGCGGATGCTGCCGGACATGTCGCTCGTCGCGATTTCAAAGGTGTGTTGTGCGGCCTCGCGCATGGCCTCTTTTGTTTCTTCGCTCGCGCCAGAGGCGTCGGCCTCCGCAAGCGCCGCATCGAGGGCGAACTGCGCGCGCAACCGCGTCACCTCGGCACTGTCCGCGCCTGCCCGCGCGATAGCCTCGGCCACGCCATTCTGCTGGATCATGGTCGAGAGCGTGGCCTGCGCCGCCGCCTCGGCCTTCAGCTGCTCGCCGGTGCTTTTGGTCACCAGATCGAGGAAGGTCAGCATTTCTTCGGTCTGGCGGTTTCGGGCGGGGTCTTCCCCTTGCAGCTTGGCAACTTCGGCCAGGGTCAGACGCATTTTGTCAAGCGTCAGGAGGCGGTCTTGCTCTGCCTCGGACGTCTCCCCCGAGGCCAGCGCGGCGCGGGTGTAGCTCTCGATCAGCGCGTCGACGGCGGCGGCTTGTTCTTCGACCGTGCCTTGCGCGGCCTCCTGAAGGGCGGCGAAATCGTTGAGAACGTCTTGAACAAGTTCACGGCTCCCGGCACGCATCCGCCCAAAGAGACCGCTGAGGTCGAACTCAGAAGCGAGCGTGGAGAGCGCTTGACCCTCGGCCACGTCGAGCCCGCCGTCGACCGATTGCGGCAGGAGGTTGCGGTTGCGGTTGATGCGCCCAAAGTCCACGCCGGTTTCGCCCAGAAAATCTCCGATGTTTTCGCCGGTCTCACGGGCGGTGATACGCTTCTCGGCCTCGACGATCCGGTCGAGCAGGTCTTGGGCGCGGTCCACAAAGCCTTCGCCGAAGCGGTCGGCCAGTTCGAGCCGGGTGGATGAGGCCTCGGCGATCTTGTCCCTCAGGCTGTCGATCCGGTTCTCGAGCGCCTCGACGCTGTCCGCGAAACTCTCGGCCTCTTCCGAGGAGGACATGAACCAATTGACCACGGTAGCGGTCGCCGCCAGTGCGCCGATGGTGATCAGATTGATCGGGCTCAGCATCGCGAGAACCGCCCCGCCCAATGCCCGGAACGCGCCCGCCGCCCCGAGCGGCCCGATCACCTGAGTGATTTGCGTGCCCTGCTGAATGGCCAGCGTGAGCGGGTTCTGACCCGCCGCGAGCATGACAAACACGTCATTGCCCTGCGCCACGAGGTTGCCCATCGAGCCTGCGGCGAGGCGATTGGCCGAGGCCATTTTCTGGGTCGCCGCTGCATTGACCTCGGCGGCCGAGCTTGCCGCCCTAAGGCCCGTAGCGGAGGTTCTGGCGGCCGTCTCAAGCTGCTTGACCCCGCGTGCGGCGGTTGCACCTTGGGTGCCGACGCCGCGAATGTCCTGGGAGGCCGATTTCGCGGCGGTGCCGGTGGCCTGCAACTCCGCCTTCGCCTGATCGGCGTCCATGAGGATCTCGCCCTGGACACGGAATGCCATCTCAGTTCTCCCTCATCGCGGCCACAGCCGCGCCTTCGATCACCTGCACCTCGGCCCAAAGCGCGGGCGTGACCTTGACCCCGCTCATGCGCAGGCCCGCCCGCGCGGCCGTGTAGTCAAGGCCCACCACGCGGAAACCCGCCAGCCCGGCCGAGACGGTGCGCCATTGATTGCAGACCGCGAGAAAGGCCCGCACCGCCGGGACATTCTGCGGCCAAACACCAGAGCCGGACGGATCGCGGCGGAGGTGACCCGGGTCGATCCCCCAGAATTCCGCCTCGTCGTCATGGTCGCCGCCTGCGTCATCTGCGATCAGGTCGCCGCGCGCCCATGCCCGCCCGGCCCATTTCAGTTTTTTACCCGTTTCCCCACCAACGCCGCGTAATAGGCGTTGACCAGGGCGACGCGGACATAGGCCAGTCCAATCAGCCGGTCGCGCAGGCCGTGGCTGTAAGGCAGCTTGTTGCCCTTCTCGTCCTCGATGTCGTCGAGACTGACGATGGCCGCCGACAGGAACTCGCGCTCGCCGCGCGTGGTGCGCATGTCGAGCGCCTCAATCTCTTCATCGGGCAGCACGCGGAAGGTGGCATTGAGCGTCTGGAGATCATGGCCGCCATCGGCGGGCACCTTGATCTCGACAGGGTGGGTGAAGGTCGGCGTCTGGTCGATCTTGAACATGGGGGTGAACTCTCTTTCAAAGGGGCATTGAAGGGGGCGTTGAACCCCCTCAGGTGAGCGTCATCGCCCACTGGTCGGCGGCGGTGGAGGCGGTGGGCAGTGGCACGAGGCGCAGCGGCCATTCCTTGCGGCCTTGCCCGTCCTCCAGCCCCTCGGGACGCTGCATCTGGGCATTCGGGGCCGCGATATTGACGATGTTGCCCGCCGTCTTGCCGTGCTCGATCTCGACGGCGACCTTCTCTTGGGTGGCCGCCATGGTGAACGGGTTGAAGGTGGAGAGCGTCACGGCGCGCACCCGCGCCTCGATGGTGTTCTCATGCCCGTCGAGGATCACTTCCTCCTCGCCGATCAGAAACTGCGCCTCGATGCGGTTGGCGAGGGTGAGCTTGAAATTGCGCATCACGAGCGAGGTGCTATCAATCGTGAAGACCGGCGTGTTGGCATCCGACGCGGCCAGCGGGTCGGGAATGCCGATAAAGTCCGGGGTTGGCTGGACCACGTCGGCCGGGGCCACATAGAGGGCCGTGAACTCGAACTCGATATAGGGAATGCCCGAGGCCGAGACGTCAAAGGCGGCGGTGCCGCGCACGCCCACCATGGCATAGAGCGTGCCGCCGATATTGAGGTGGAGTGTGATGCTCTCGAGGTTTGAATAGACCCGGTTGTAGACCACGGAGGTGGCCGCCGTCACGGTCTCGGCACAGCCGCAGGCGCGCAGGAGACGGCCCCAGCGGGGCGCGGTGCCGACGGTACCGGAGCCTGCCAGTTCGACCTTGAACGAGATCGTGCGGTGCAGATCGACGGGGATCGTGCCGGTGGGGCCGCCGTGCGGCGTATCGAGATTGCGGTCCAGATCCTGACCCTGCATCGGCGACAGGCGCACATCCGTGGCGAGGATTGCATCAGTGCCGGTCGGGGCGGCATCGGTGCCATAGGTGGTTTCCTGCTTGGCCAGCAGGACCTTGCGTCTCCAGAGCAGGCTCATTTGTCAGCGTCCTTCTTCTCGGGTTTCGGGGTGGGGGCGGGCTTTGAGGGCGACGCATCCGCGCGCTTCAGCGCGCCCTTGTCATCGCGGGTGTACGCCCCGCCGGAGGTCGGAAGATTGGTCATGAGAGGATCCTCAGTTGGTCATCGATGGAGAAATCAAGCTGGTAGGCGAGCACACCGGCACCGCTGGACATGAGTTGGCCGCGCTCGAACCGGAAGACACCGACCTCGTCGCCCGGTGCCCATCCCGCCAAGGCGCGCACCACGCGCATCAGGAACTGGTCGATCTTGTCGAGGGAGGCGGCCCCGGTGCGATCAAAACTTTGGGCGAAGATCACCACGCTCGTGCGGTGGGTCAGCATCTGGCTGAACACACCCGACGCAGCATCCGGGCGGCCCCCCTGAATGCCGGAGGGAAAGACATAGGCCGCGACCGATTGCGCCGGCAGTTTCTTCGAGCGGATCAGATCGACAAAGGCGCGCCCGCCGTCGATACGACCGCCAAGTTCGGGCACCTCAGCCGCGAGGCGGGCCATGACATCGGAGATGTTCATGCGAATACCTCGCGGAGATAGGTCTCGACCGTGTCCACGATGTCGGTCTCGTCCTTGTCGTCAAAGCCCAGAAAGGGCCGGGCTGGAATTTCGACCTGGTCGACCATGATGAATTGGCCATTGGGCAGGGTGAAGGCGAGTTTGGCCGTGGCGTCACCGCCCGCGGCCTTCGGCTCGATGAACGCGCCAAACTGATGGGTGGCGGCGTAGGGCACGTTGGTGCCGATGCGCGCGGACTGGCTGTCAGCCTCTGTCACGATGCTGTCCCGCAGGCGTGTACTGTCGACCAGCGTCTTGCCGCCGAACTCGCGCGCGCGGTGCGAGACGGGCCACGCGATGCCGCCCGGGCCTTCGCCCTTCTCGAACCGCTCCGAGACGGAGGTTTCCAGAACGGTGCCGATGCGGCGCATCAAAGGGGTGAGGTCGGACAACTGGCGCAGGCCATTGGCAATGGCGCTGTCAAAGTCGAGACTGTCGAGGCTGACTGTGAGGGTGACCATCTCAGAACCCCTTCAGGCTGTCGCGGGTGAAGGTGCCCTCCGGCGCGCTGATCTGGGGTAGCTGGGGATTGCCCCGGCCTGTGTCCTCGGGCGTCTCGTCTCCGAGCGAGGCCTCGCCCTTGCGCACTTCGCGCAGAAAGCTGATCGCGGCCTCATAGCCCTCTTCGGCCCCGTCAAAGGCGGCGGCCCGCGCACCGAGCAGCCGGTACCAGGCAATTGCCGCAGTATGCATCGTCAGGACACGGGGCGGATTGTCTGCATTGTAAAGCCCTGCGACATAGCTCTCGGCGACAGACACGGCGTCGTCCACGGCCACCTGCAGCGCGGTCATACCGATCACGCCGGGGATTGTGTCACGCGCCGTCACTTCGGCGAGGAAGCCTTCGCCGTAGCGGTCGATCATGTCTTGCACAGTCAGGTAGGCCATCAGCGGGCCACCCCTTTGACGGCCCACATGACGGCCTCTTCGATCTTGGTGCGCGCGAGGGAAAACTCGCGGCCCTGATCGGCGGCGATCTCGTCGAGAAACCTTTGGCCGATATCCTTGATCGCCTCGACCCGGGCCTTCTCGATGTCGCCCAGTTTGCGGTAGCTGTGCCGCACGGGGCTGTTTTCGACCCGGGTGTCGTCGGTGCTCTTGATCGTCTCGGCCATGGCGCGCCTCCGGGTTGGGTGTTTGGTGCCGGTCTCTCCCGGCTGTCACGTCCATTCCTCAGACGTTGCAGGCTCCAACTCGCGTGGGCCGCGCCTACTCGGATCGCCTCCGGAGGGGTCTGGTTGTCGCCCTATGTGCCCGTGAGGTTCGCGATTGATCCTTTCGCTCTGGAATTTCAGGATGCCGCGTTGGCGGCGGCCTGCATCCCGGCCCAGACCGAATCCCGCGCGGCGGCGGTGATCTGGTCGGCCAAACCGGGAAGCGCGTCCTGCAGTGCCTTGACCTTGGGCTTGCCGCTCTTGTCGAAGGCGTCGCCGGGCAGGGCGTTGATGGCATTGGTCAAGGCCACGCGCAGCGCGTCGTCGAGGACAAGCGGCGGCGCGGTGTCTGCCGCGTCCCCGGCCTCTTCGATTGCGCCCAGGGCGAGAAGGCGCGCAATCTGCGCCTCCCCGCCGATTTTTTGCGCGGGGACGGTCGTTCCCGCCTCCAGCCGCTTGGCTGCGATCACGGTGCGTTTGATGAGATAGCTCATGCCGCATCCTCGATCAGATAGCCGGTGGCCGGAGCCGCGATGACTTCGCGGACCTGCTCGCCTACGCGGAGCGTGGTGGAACCTTTGAGGCCGACCTTGGGGTCAAAGAAGCGCCCCGAGACGCGCCCGTCGAACTGCGCCGTCCAGCCCCATGCGGGGGCGGTGCCGTCCGGACCGGCCTGAGTGTTGCGATGGATCAGGGCGATATTGCCGCCCCAGACCTTCTCGAAGGCAGCCGTCTGACCCTTGCGGGCCGAGTTGATATAGCTGTCGCCCACGAGGATCTGAGAGAGTTCGAAAAGCTCCGCCACCGCCTCGCGGCCGGCGCGGCCCTTGTCGCCCGAGGTCCGGTTGATGGCCTTCAGGATATCGGGATGGGTCGAGAGCGCCGTCCAGGCCTTACGCCCCATCGCGGCCACGTTGGGGCGCATGATGAAGGTGGCATCAAGGGCGGCAGAGATCACGCCGATGGGATCGGACGTGGGATCGCTGAACTGGCCCGCGCCCGAGAGCACCACTTTTTTGTCCGCGTCATAGTTGGCCGCGTCCTGCACCATGGCGGCCACGCGCTTTTCGCGGTCGAGCTGGATCAGATGGGCCAGACCCTCGACGGCGCGCGCCTCGGGATCGAAAGCCGAATTGCCAGCGGCGCGCAGGGCGCGGGCGGCATCGATGTCGCGCTGCGGCACCACGTCGTCGAGACCGTAGTCCTTGACCGAAGAGGTGCGCTCTTCGCCGGTGAACTCAACCTGTTGGACCAGACCTTTGCGGCCGACTTCCGTGTCGGGCACCGTGAACATCTGCTCAGGCGGGAAATAGGTCCATTTGAAATCCGTAGCCATGACCGGCACGCGCGGCATGACCTCGTCGGCAATGAACGAGATGTCGGGGTTGCGGAAATTGACGGCGATGGCGGTCAGGACCGGATCGACGACAAAGGGGGTGGGGGTGCTCATGGATCAGCGCTCCTAAAGATCAGGTGACAGAGTGACGGGCGATGGCCACGTCGATGATGTCGCCAGCGACGCCCGCCTGCAGCGCGTAGCCGATGGCGATGTTTCCGGCTCCGGCCACTGCGGCCACACCGAGGCCCGAGGCGTTCGAGGCGACGGGCGCACCTGCGGCGACTGTGCCCGCGAGCTTGAGCTCTCCGGAGCCGGACATGATCACGTCCGCTGTCTGGCCAATGGCCGCATCCAGTTGGTCCGAGATGCCAATCGCGAGATTGGTCGCGGAGGCGGCCACAAGGATGCCGCCGCCCGCGCCGAATTTGACGATCCGGCGGCCGGGCACCGCCGCCTCGGCGGTGTAGGATTTGATGAACATACCGGGATTAGGCATCGTCGCTCTCCATGGTTTCTTCGATCTGCCGGGCCGCCTCCGCAAAGCTCAGCGTTCGGCCTTCGGCCTCGGCGTCCTTGATCAGCCGCTTGGCCGCTGCGGTGATGTCGTCCGCTCCCTTGACCTGTGGCAGGGCGTCACCACCCGCCCGCTCGCTGAAATCGATCAGCGGCTTGGCCCGTTTTGAGAGCAGGTCGCGGAACCAGTCGCGCTGGCTGGCGGTCTTGCCTTCGGCAAAAGACACCTCGTCCGTCGCGTCGAGGTTTTCCATGAACGCGGCCATCTCATCCTTGAGGCCGGGGGCGATGCGCCCGTCCTTGGCAAGGGCGTCGAGGAGGGCCGCGTCTTCGGCGCGGCGTGCGGCGCGCGTACCTTCGGCGAAGGCCGCCTCCTTGGCGGCAATCTCGGCCTCGCGCGCATCGAGCGCGGCTTGGCGGTCTTCGGGGGTTGGCTTGTCCGTGCCGGACATATCGGGGTCTCCTTCTTGGGTTTCGGCGAATGGGGCGGGCTCGGTCTCGGGCGCGCCTGCGGCGTCGCGGAGTGCCTCCTGGCCTGCGGGCGTGCGTGCCCAGGACAGGACGGCGGAGATCGCGCCTTTCAGGGCATCGCCGAAACTGGCGACAGGCGCGTCTTCTTCCGAGAAGGCGATCTCAAGGGTCACGGCCTCGGCGTCCTCAGAGAACTCGGCCGCCTTGAGGCCTTTCACGGCGGGGGGCTGAGCACCCAGAAAGCCCACATGCTTGAGGTAATAGATGCCGGGGGTCGGGTTAGCGGCGGCCTTGGGGGGATAGAAAGAGGCGCTGATCCGCTTGAAGCGTCCGGCGCGCACCATCTCGGCGAAGGCAGGCTCGACCTGGTCAGGCTCGGCGAAAAGCTCGGCCCCTTCGGCGCGCAGGGATTTCACCCAGCCATAGGCCGGGGCATCGGTGCGGGGATGGCCCACGACAATGGGGGCCTCGTGGAGGGCGGGATCATAGGCAGCGGCGATGCCCTCAACCTCAGCCTCGGAAAATTCGAAGCTCTGCCCGGATTGGGCGGTGTGGCGGCCAGCGCGGAAGATGTGAAGCGGTTTTGTCATGCGACCGACACTAGGCCGGGCGCGGGTGCCATATCAGATGAAGGGCTTCAGGGGAGGCGAGGTTTTGGCAGGGTCCCCTTGTGGCCACACTATCCGCCCAACCGGGCATCCGGCAAGGCCGGAATGCCAAGAGGCCCTGAGAGGCCCCCAGAATGGCCTCCCCCCTGACGGCGGGGGAAGGTGGCCCGCAGGGCCGAGGGGGGTATTCAATGGGTATTTAATGGCGCTCTGACGGGGTATTCCGTGGCGCGGCCTCGGTTGCAGGTGCGCTCGCAAGGCCAATTTGCCCGAAATCGCCTCAGGAGGCCGGATCGACAAGGAATGCGCGCAGGATCGCACGGCGCTCTTCGGGCGTCCTCTTAGGGCGGTCGAAATACCCAAACAGATCTTCGCGGCGGACCGCGACCAGCTCTTCCTTGTCCGGATCGTCGTCAGGCAATGCTTCCGCTTCGCGCAATGCGGCCTCATAAGCCTCGCGGCTCCATTCGTCGGGCGGCTCAACCAGCAACGTTCGCATCACGGATCTCCGTTCATGGCCCTGACAATGGCAGCGGCAACACCCCGGGCGGACTCTTCTATGCGCTGCCGGATTGCTCGCGACTGCGCGCCAAGGCTCTCTTGATATAAGATCAGGCCCTGAGACTGCAAGACGTCGAGGACCGCGAGGCGCACCGCATGGTCGCGCTCTGTATTGGTCAAGGCCGGGGCCAACTCGTCAATGAGTTCTGCCGCCACCTCCGAAAGCTCGCGCATGTCGCCACGGCTAAGTCTCAGCATCTGTGCCCGGTAGAGTGAGCCGTCGTGACCAACGGCGATGATTGATCGAACTTGGCGCTGGAACATAACCGCCATGTCATCCGGGCTGAGCGGCGCGGAACTGGGGTGATTGTGCACGAGGCCGACGGCCGTGCCGCTCTCCAGCCGCTGGATTATGGAGGGGGTCAGTTTGACGCGCTTCGGCTTGCCCACGCTCCAGTCGATTTCCTCGCCGGTCCTCAGATCGAATGCGCCAAGATGCTCCCGCCCATCGCCCAGGCCCATGAGCCGGGCGCGCATGACAAAGCCAAGCTCGGTCGCCGCCGCCGGGGCGGAAAGCCCGGCCGATACGCCTGCGTGGCGCGCCCCGAGGTCAAGCCACGCCTGACCCGGGTTGCCATCCCACGCGGGATCGACCCCGAGTGCCGTGGGTTCGATCTCACCGGTGCGACGGTTCAGCACCCCGCGCTCCTCCAGCTCGAAATCCTCTGTCACCTTGAGGCCGCGCCGCTCTAGCATGCCCTGCGAGAGTTGCTGAACGGTGCAGCCGCACCGCCAGCCGTTGGGGGGAAAGATGCGAAGCCATGCCGGGTGATCGACGGGCAGGATCAGGTCGTGATAGCGCGCGTGGTCCTCGCGCTTGGTGTCGCGCTGGATCTGGACGTAGCGCAGGAAGGGGAAGGCCGCCTTGGTGCGCTGAATGCGCGCCCATTTGCCCGCAGCATGGGCCGCGCGCATATTGGCGTCGAAGATCACCCGCAGGCGGCGCGGCGAGTCAAGCCGGACGTTCTTCAACTCGCCGGTCAGGGGGTCGCGCTCCGTGCCGCTGCCCCACCAGCCGAGCCGTTTCAACTCGGGCTCGAGGTCATCCATGAAGCTGCCCAGCGTGCCGCCGTTGGCCAGCGCACGGTCGAGCGCGCCCCGGATCGTCTCGAGCACGTCAGTCCGCATCGCCTTGGCGACAACGAAATTGCTCGCGTGCTCATTGCGCCAGACGTCGCGGAAATCGAACCGCGCATCGGGCGGGGCGAGGCCCTTGGAGCGAAAGAAGGACAGCGCATCCTCGGGGCGCAGGCGCTGCAGGTCGATCATGGGGCCACGGAGCCGGGCAGGGTGTCCGACCCGTCCGCCGCCTCGCTGTCATCCACCACGGCCCCCAGCTCACCCGCCAGACGCGCGGCGAAACTGGCCTCAGTCAAGAGGTCAGTCATCGCTTGTCCGTCGCTCGGTGCGGCCGCCAAGGCGTCGATACGGGCGCGCAGCGCCTCAAGCGTGGTGCCCGGTGCGATGCTGCCCAGAAGGGACGCGATATCTGCGAATAGCGGCTCGACGGCCGCCTCGGCATGTCCCTCGGCGATAATCTCGGCCGCAAGCGCATCGAGTGCGCTATCGTGGCGATGCTCGGCGAAACCGGCCTCCGGTGCGGCCTCCTCACCCGGCGGGGGGGTGTCCGGAGGTGCGGCACGCTCATACCCATCGCCATAGGTCTCCTGTACGCGGTCCTCGGACATGCGCCAGCCCATGCGATGCAGCTTCTCGTCGCGGTCCACGGCGGCGGTGGTGTCTTCCGGGTCCTCCATCTTGCGCCACACCTTTGGGGGCACAACGCCCGGGAAGTTGAACGCGGAGAGCTGCGCCACCGGTCCCTCGTTGAAGGATTGACAGACCAGATCCGCATCGGACTTCTTAACGGCATCACCGACGCCGTCATGCACCTCGGCCTGAGAGCGGCTGGAGCCGTCGTCCGTCGTCATGGTTTGCGACAGAACGATCTTCGAGATGGCGGCGTCCATCGCGTCGTGCAGCTTCTGGTAATCGAGTGAACTGGACCCTGACGGTGCCGACAGCAGATCGATATCCATGCCTTCGGGAATGATGATCCCCGCCTCGGAGCGGATTGCCATTACGGCCTCGAGCAGCGTCTTCTTCTCCTCTTCTGTGGCTTGCGCCGGATACTTGCCCCGTCCGGTCGGCATGCCGAACTTGTCGAGGGCGATCAGCCAGAGCTTGAGGCCGTTGCGTTTGAACCAGACCGGCCAATAGAGCCAATGCGCGAGGCCGAGGCCATAGGGCTCGTCGTCGTGATCCGCCCCGGTCGAGAAGACCCAGAACTTCTCGGGCGGCATCTCCTCGCCCATAAGCATGTTCGACATGGTCAGCAGGCGCAAGCCGCAGTCCTCGTCAAAGCGAAACCTGACACGGTCGCGCACGCGGATCTCCTCCCAGCCCCAGATTTGCCCGTCGCGCCGATACATCTGCTCGGCGACGGAATACCCATAGAAGAGCCCCCAGAGCATCTTCTCGGTCAGGCGGTCGAACTTCATGGCCGAAAGCTCGTCCCGCAGCCAGTCGGCCGCGCGTTTGCCTGCCACCGTGTCCTCGCCCGGCACCACTTCCCATTCCCGGCTGGTCACGGCCGAGATGCGCTGCGTCATCACCGATTTGACCTGCGGATCGGTCAGGATCGGTTTGTAGATATCAAAGCTGCCGCCGCCGCGCGTGCGCAGGATCGGATCGGTCGGCTCGAGCAGCGGGCCGATCCACGGCCGGGTGATGTCACGACCGTTCTGGATGCCCGAAAGCTCCATCGGGTTGCGCATCCGCACTGACCGCAGTCGCATCGTGCTGGTCTTCCTAGCCATCTCCGAACCCTCCGAAATCCAAACCGCCGCCGCCCCGGGCAAAGCCCATGCGTCGGCCACCCATGGTGCCTGTGAAGTCATCCGCACCGGACGTGGCGCGCCGCCCGGTCGATTGATATTCCATCGGCACCACGTCCTGATTGCTGGCGTACCAGGCGAGCGCGCTCGCGATGGCGCTGTCGCCGTGGCGGTCGAGACCGTCCGAGCCTTTGAAGCGAAAGTTCTCCGGCACGCGGATGATGCCGCCCGTGTATTGCAGCGCCTGGTGATCGCGCAGCACGTCCTCATGGGCGGGCAGCACGATGGTGCGATCCGAGAAGGCCTCGATATAGGGAGGCATCTCGAGCTCGTACCATTGCCGCGTGAAAGCCACCTCGACAATGCGCGACCCATAGCGTTGGGCTGCGACCTCGGCGAGGTAGGCGCCATTGCCGGTGCGGTCCATCGCCCCTTTTTGGAAGTTGGGCAGGCGGTCGAGCAGCCAGAAGAGCACGTCGCGCTGCTGGTCAAAGGGGATATTGCGCAGCTCGACGATGAGCTTGGTGCGCCGGGTGAGATCGACGCCCTGTTCGAGGATGATGATGTCGGTCGCGTCGCCCGAGCGCGCAAAGTCCTCGCCCATGAAATGCGGCCGGGTGCGATCGAGGGTTTCAAGCACCGGTTCAAGGTGGGTTCTACACCATGTTAAAGCGGCGGCCTTGCGCACGGCCTCATCGGCGTTTTTGAAGCTGTCGGGCTGCGTCCAGCGATGGAACGGGATGCCCTGCGCCATGCAAGCCTCGATCTGCACGCGGGTGAGGGCCGCGCCCTGCATCTCGGCGGGCTCCGCATCGAGCTCCTGACGCATGGCGGCCTCGCGCGCGCCGTAGGAGCGGCGGATGGTGCTCTCCCAGTCCGCTTCGGCCGCGGCACCCCAGACCTTGCCCTGCATCATGCAGACGCGCTTATAAAGCCCGTTGGTGACGGCATCGCCGAAGGTGTAGCGATGCACCTTGAAGCCGTTCTTGCCGGAGCGCGCTTCGCGGATCAGTTCGTTGAAGGCGTTAAGATAGCCGTTGTGGGTCGAGATGATCCGGACCTTGCCGCCCCAGATCAGCATCGCGTTGACGGCGTCGATCACCTCGCGCACATCCTTGTGGAAGGCCGCCTCGTCGATCACCACGGTGCCCTGAAGACCCCGGATGTTGGCCGGGTTGGAACTCAGCGCCTCAACCCGGAACCCGGAGGCAAAGCGCACCCGGTAGGCGTTGATGAACTTGGTGGTGCCATCGGGCTGTTGATCCTCGAAGAGAAACTCCTCGATGGGGTGGGCCGCCCCGGCAATCACCCGCGCGAAATGCGCCACATAGCCAATGGCCTCGCGGCCCTTGTCCTTGGTGTCGCCGATGTAAAAGCAGTTCTGCCCGCCCGCGCCGCGCGCGGCGGCGGCAATGAGCGCACAGCCCAGCATCTCGGCAAAGGTGATGCCGGTGCGGCGGCCCTTCTCGCAAACCTTGAGGTCGCTCTCGTCGGCCAACCAGGAGCGTTGATGCGCCATCAGGATGCCGTCGGCCAGCGGATCGAGGCTCTCGGGGATTTCCGAGCCGCGCGGCAACTCCTCGGGGAGCGCGTCCGGGTCGCGGGTGAGGACGGGGGCTGTCACGGGTTACCCTCCTCTATACTCCAACCGTTGCGGGCGAGCGATTTGAAGAGCAGCCGAGCAATGGTAAGGTCGAACGTAACCTTGAGGCCCGGACCTGAGCTTTTCTTCTGCACCGCGTCCTGAATTGCGGCATCCTCCGTCGAAACCCAGCTGCCGGTTTTGCCGTCCGGTCTTTTCCATCGATAGGCCATCAACAACGCGCCTCCCGGCGCAGGCGTTCTATACAAAGCCTTGCACGGACAAGGTCCGGATAGCCTTTGACCCTCCAGCCCGGACCCATTTCCAATCTCAAGAGCCGCCGATGAACGCCGCCGTACGTGCGGCCGTCTACCTTTGGTCCCTCCAGCATCGAACGGATCACCCACGCCGCGTCGCGGCAAACGCGCTCTATGTTACAATCACGCCCGGCCCAGTATTTGGCATGCGCGGCCATGTCGTTGGCGATTTGGGCGGGTGTGGCCATCAGCGCCGCTCCCGATGCTTGCGGACCAGCCGCCAGTTGTTCACGGCCACGCCGCCGGTGATCGCGGCGAGCAGCATGATCCAGCGCTCTTGACCCAGCCACGTCAGCAGAATGCCAGCAGCGAGTGCCACGCCGAGCTTGACGGCCCACCAATTGCCCGTCAGGCCCATGAGGCGGGCCATGAGCGGGTTGGCCTCGACCAGCCCGCCGCGCAGGGCGGCGCGCGTGGACGCCACGTCGGCGAATTGCGCCAGCAGATAAACAGCCCAGATGAAAACCAGTTCAGACATTATGCAACCTCCCAGTAGCCGTCGCGCAGCCAGCCGTGCCAGCCGCAACGCAGTTGATTGACCGACGGCGTGAGCGTCGGCTCGGACATGGACCCGTTCCAATCCCAGCTCGGGGTAGACGCGGGCTTGCCGCGCAGGCCGATAATGATCCGGGACGGACCGTCGCAGCCGCAGGGGCAGTAAAACCAGAGGGCCGCGCCGTCCGGGCCGCCTTGGGTCAGATCGATGTGGAAACTGCCCGGCAGTTTTTGGCGGCGGAACTCAGCCGGGTTGGGGAATTCAATGGCGCGGATCATGGACGCGCCTCGGCAATCCAGATCAGATAGGGCTGCTCCCGCCACCACGCGATGGTGCAGTGCACGCCCAGATGCGTGATGCGCTCCCTGCGCCCGAACAGAAATATTCGCACGCGGTGGGACAATGGGGCGCGACGCCAGTTGTGGTCACCCACCATCACTTTCCCACCGGTCGACAGATCCTTGTTCGGTATTCCCGCGAGGTCATCCAGTGCTGTCGGTATCAATTCATCCACCGCGCACCCCCAGAAACTCCCGGCGCAGCTTGCCGATGACGTCGCTCGAGAGCCCCAGCTCATCGCGGGCGCTGTCCAGCGCCTCGACGGCGTTCGCCCGCTCCTCGGCGGCGATGCGGGCGCGTTCCTTGACCAAGAGCTGCTCGCGGATCCCGGCGCTCGACATGATGTCCTTCATCATCTTGCCGAGGAAATGCAGCTCGCGCGGGTCGATGTCCTCGCCCTCCTTGCCCATCTGCGATTTGAGCACCTTGAAGGCGACGCTGGTCATCATCTGGAAGAGGACGCGGTGGCGGTCGGCCTCTTCCGATAGGTCATTGTCGGCCAGCCATTGTTGTGCCCAGGCTCCGGCTTCGTCCTGGAGCTTGACGAACTGCTCGTACTCCTGCCCGTAGGCATGCAGGGCGCTCTTGCCGATGCGCAGCTCGAGGCCTTCTTCCTCCAGCCAGAAATTGAGCTCATCCGTCAGCTCCTCGTAGCCGTGAAAGCCCTTTTCCTTCCACCAGCCGTGGAGCCGCGCGCGTAGCTCCGGCGGCAAGAGTTCGACCTTGCGAGGCGGGGGCATGTCAGAGCCTCCGCGCGCTTGGGCGCTGAACGTCCGGATGCGGCGCCTCACCGCGCGCAACCTCGATGCCGCGCCGGGTCGCCTCGGCAATGACAAAGTCGCCGTGATCGATCATCGTCACCATGCCGACTTCCTGCAGCCAGGCCAGCTCAGTCGTGACCTGGTCGAAGGTGGAACCGACACCCACGCCGTTCAGGACGTCGCGCAGGATCGAGGCGTTGGCGGTGTAGCCCGAGACCTGCTCGAGATGCCGCAGGATCGCCAGACGGCGGTGCTTGCGGAGGGTTGTCTGATAATCGCTCACTTCTTGCCTCCATCGAGCAGGTGTTGTTCGTGGCGTGTGACGATGATCTCCAGCCGCTCAGTGATTTTTGCGTTGCCTTCCATCACGGCTGCCATTTTCTCCATTGCTCCGGTCTGCTTGACCAGTTCGAGCTGCAGCGCGTGCATGTCATCCCGGCCCGGCATGCTGGAGATCGTCTGCTCAATCCGCGAGATCCGGCTTTCGTGCCTGTCCATGCGGTCGCGCCCGTCCTTCAGGTCCTTGTCGAGATCTTTGCGGCGCGTGGCGACGAAGGTGTAGAAAGCTACCAGCATCGGGAAAATGACGCCGGTCGCCTTCCAGAAGATATCCCAATCCATCATGCCGCGCGCTTCCAGTCATCAATTGCCGGATTGTCCGTCACTTCGATTGAAGCCAACGCGACTTCAGCATCTGGACCGGTATCGGCTGCTCCAGGACTATCGTGACGCAGCGCCCGCAATTGGGCGATGTTGCTCGCCACCTTAGGTGCCTGCGTGATGATCCTGGCGGCTTCCTTCTGCATCGAGACACCCCGGAACTTGTGAAGCTCGCGCGCGCCGAAGTAGAAGGCAACAATGGCCCCCATCAGCGCCCAGAGCGGTTCGGGCACAAGGGCGAGGCCGGTCATCCGCTCCGCAAACCAGATCGGGTCCGACATGGCAGACCAGAAGAGAAAAATGCAGCCAAAGGCCATGGCCGGGCGCGGCAGGCGGTTCAGACCGTCTACAAACTGGCCCCACGCGCCTTGTCCGCCGGTGAACTCGGCCGCCATCTGGCTCAGCGCCGCCTGCTGAAACGACGCCTCCCTTGCGTCCGCCTTTTCGGCATTGGGCCTAAAAACTTCTGCCGTCTCGGCGATGACATTGCGGCCGCCGCCAAACAGCGCGCCCAGAAATCGGATTAACCCCATGATGCTGTCCTTTGCTTGAATTGCGCGTCCGTCATCCGGTAGCGCGCCGACATGAATTCCTCGGCGCGCCTGATCCAGCCGCCTTTGCCGCCAGCGCGGGAGCGCGCGAACTTGCGGCTTGCGGGCCGCGCATCGGCGAGGCGGAAATAGTAATTGCGCCGCGCGACAGCGTAGGCGTCTGCGATGTGATCTGGGGCCGCGTCATGAGCGGCGCGCACCGCGCGCAGGGTGGCCGGACCGATTGCGCCATCCGCCGTCGCCGCAAAGCCCATCTCCGTTGCAAGGCGCTGCAGGATTTTCACGGCGTTGGACCCGGCATTGACCTGCATGTCGAAGACGCTTGCGTGCAGCACTTCGGGAAGGTCCGCGATGCGCGGCCGCACGAAGTAATGCTCGATGAAGATATCGACGGCGCGGGCGTGGGTCATGAGGCGCACATCGGCCACGTCCACGTCGCCGTCCCGGTCGAGATCAAGGCCGAGGCTGCGCATGGTGTGGATCGTGACGCCAAAATTGGTCGCCCCGCCGGGGTCGGCGGGGTCATTCACATAGCCGCCCTCACGGGCGACAATCTCTTCGGCAATGGTTCGGACTGTTTGCATGGGTGCCCCCTTTCCCGTCAGGATAAAGGGGGTGCCGCTGCTTATTCAGATGAAGCCCTTCGCATGACGGCCAGAAGAGGGGGCTCTTCCTCCTGTGCCAACTCCGCCTTGACCTGCAAAACACGGCGGGCGGTCACGCCGAAACGGTTGGCCAGTTCATTGACCGGCGTGTCCGGGGCGTCGCGCAGGGCCTGTCTCAGACCGTCTCGGGTCTGCGCCCGGATGGAGGGCACGTCCACGTAGTCACCAGCGTAGCGGTCGGAAATCCATCTGGCAATATCCGGCCCTCCGAGCGCCGTCAGCTGGCTTTTGGTCTTTGGCGTCCCGGGCACATAGAGGCGCATGCCGCCTGCACGGAGCAAGAAACGCTCGACCGGGGCATCGCCCAGATCGGCGCGCATCTCGTCGACCCAGAGAGGTTCATTCTCCATGGGGCACCTTCCTGCGCCGCCGCCCCGGAGGCGGCGTGTTCTGCCGTGTGACGGTCACAACGCAACCGCCCTCGATCCTGTAGACGAACCCGCCACTGATCACGCCGCAGGCACCGGCCTCGAGGCCCTCCTCCACAACGCGCCCGATCTCGCGGCGGAGCGCGTCGATATCCACGCCTTTGACCCGCTCGAGATAGCGGATCACGGCATGGACAGAGGCGGGGTGGCGTGGCTTTTTCACCGGCGGTGGTCCTCCCAATCGAAGTCGATGTTCTGCCGCTGGCCCCACGTTTTGAGGGCCTGAATGACGGCGTCGATCTGTTCCCACGCGCGCAGCATGTCGACATCAGCCGGGACCGATCCCCAGACGCTCCCGAACCGCGCCCGGATGAACTTGTTGAGCCCGGCGCGGGAGGGGTCGCGCAGCGCGCCGGACTGTCCGAGCTTGCGCCAGAGGACGTGGATCATGCGCAGATCGGCACGCGGTGCGGGCTTGTGGCGCGGGTTGCGGGGACGATCCTCGAACCCGGCCTGCTTCAGCCGGTTGACGATCAGCTTCAACTCGCCGTCGTTCATGTCGCGCAAAGACGCCTTGCCGGTGACGCTGACCTGCAAGTCGCGGCGGGCTTCGTCGTCGAGGCCCAACTGGCGGCAGGCCACGAAGATCAGCTGTTGCAGCGCGCGGTTCATGCCAGTGTCATCCCGAGCGCTTGCGCGTACATCTCGAGAACCGCCTGTTCCTCGGCGACGTCGTTGATGTCACGCTTGCGCAGGGCGATGATCTTGCGCATCACGGCGGTGTCGTAACCGCGCCCTTTGGCCTCTGCCATCAGCTCCTTTTGATGCTCCGTGAGGTCCTTCTTCTCAGATTCAAGCTGCTCCCACCGTTCGATGAACTGGCGCAGCTCTTCTGCAGTCACCCGATAGTTATCATCCTGAGAAGTCATTGCTCATTCCTCTATTGTGCTGGCCAACGTCGCGACGCAGACCGGTTCCACCTCGATTGAACACACGATCCGGCGCTCGCACTCAGGGCAGGTATGGGTGCCCCAGCTGACGTCTCCCAAATCGTGATAGCAACCCGGGCAGGTCCAATTGTCGTCCCTGCCCGGGTTGCGGCATTCCTCGGTAAAAGGCTCATAGCTCGGACGGCTCATAGCGAACTCTCCAAGTAACGGGTGACCGCGCCGAGCAACTGGTCGCGGTCTTCATCCTCGCCGGGCATCACCTCGATCAGGAGCCGCATCGCGTCGGCCAAAATCGCGAGGGTGTCGCCGCCCCTGATATTCCCGACCGGGCAAATCTTGCCCTCGCGCGCGGCCTCGATCAAATCGAAGGACGCGCTGGAGGTTTGTTCCGCTGCCGCAAGCAGCTTGTTGACGGTGTCGTCCATCTCTCAGAACCTCGACTGAAGAGCCAAGACGACGAGTGCCGTGCCCAGCAGGCTGAAAAATGGCGCGGCAATGGAGGTCGCCTTCGCCTTATCTAACTCGCCCTTGTCAAGCTGCTGGCCGCACAATGCGGCGACCATCAGCGCCAGCAGATGAAAGACGACCCCAGCCACAATGATTAGAACGGCGCTCATACCCTCACACCTTCGCCAGATCGAGAACCACGGTCTGCCATGGCGCTTCGGTGTTGGGGCGGTGCTTCACGCGCACATAGGTGGCCTTGCCAACCACGCGCATGGCGTCGCGGATGGCGTCCATCGCCCGGTTCCAGCGGGCATCGGCGATGTCGAGGCGCAGCAGCATGAAGATCTCGGCGCGGTTGATCTGGCCTTCCTTGTCGGTGTTGAAGGCGCGCGTCACGATGGCCTGAATTTCCGGGCGGCTGTCGGCGGCCCACTCATTGAGGCATTCGTCGATCAGGCCCTTGGCGATCTGCAACTCGGGGCCGAAGTCAACGCGGTCCTGTACCTGCACCTGCACCTGATAGAGCCCGTCATAGGTGGACAGCGTCTTGTTGCCTTTGGCCCCGCCCACGGTCGTATCGTACTCTTGCGCGAGGATCGCCTCGAAGTCCGAGATGTCGTCGAAGGTGTGCTCCTTGAAGCGCTTGAGCTGGTCACTCAGCGCCAGCGCATATCCGGCGATCTTGCGCACCTGCTCATCCATCAGCTGGTCTTGCGCGCGCACGAGATCGAGCGGCACCTCGCGGCCCTTGGCGTCGACCATCTTGCGGCGGCCGTTCTCCTCGATGATGCCCGACGGCACCGGGCGGGGGGTGAATTCAGACATTTTACTCTCCTGTTGAAGGGGGTGTTGAAAGGAGGCTTGGACCCACGCCGTGGAGCGCGCAGACGGCGGCCATGGCGGCGATCTCGTCCATCGAGCAGAGCGTACTGCCGCGCGGGCCAAGCAGGTCCACCTTGGCCACTCCCGAGGCTGCAAGGCGCAGCATCTCGTCGGGGCTCCAGCGGTTGAGTTCGGGGGCGTTCATGCGTCGGTCTCCTTGTCGTCGAGAACGGCGTCGATCAGATTGTCGCGTGCGGCGCGGTCGAGGATGTCGCGCGCCAGCACGCCCACGGTCACGCCGCGCAGATCGGCGTGCACCTTGAGCAGGTCGCGCAAATCCTCGGCCACGCCCGTGGCGCAAATCTTGCGGCGTGCGGGCAGGGGGCCGGAACGGGCGGGTGCCACGTTCACGCCGCGCTTGCGCCAGTAGCTCAGTCGACACGAGACGGCATTGGGGGACATGCCGGTCAACTCGGCGATCTCGCAGGGGCGCTTGCCACGCCGCGCCATGTCCAGCATCGCCGGAAGAAGGAGGCTATGCTTCTGCATCGTCGTCCCCCATGTGGACCGGGCACCGGTTGCAGGCGCGGTACATAGTGACGGTCTGCGAGTTGACGTTCTCGAAATGACGCGCCTTGCCGCGCCATTTGCGGCAGACCTGTAGCCCGATTTCGCCCTGGACGGGGCAGGCAACGGTCGCCTTCATGAAATGCCCGCGCACGAGATCCTCAACGAGGCTCGTATCCGCCTGATAGCGGTTGCGCAGGATGCTCGAGACCAGCGACGCACTGCGCTCCATCCGCCGCGCCACCTTGTTCTGGCTATCCCGGTCGCAGGCCTCGGCCAGAGCGGCCACCCAGTCGGGCAAGGCCTCGCCCCAGAACTCGCGGGCGGTGTCCAGCGCGCTCATGCCGCACCGCCTTTCGCCGGGCTGAAATCGCCCGTGTTGGGATCAAGGATGCCCGCCAATCGCACGGGCTTGGGGGCACGTGGGCCAGTATCCTCGATTATCTGGTAGAGCGCCTCACGACGGCCGGGGATGGCCGTCTGGCGTACCTTCAGGTGGTTGGAGGCCAGTAGCTGGCGGCAATAGGCACGGGCCTTCTCGACAGTGACCTCGACGCCCCCGGCATTGGCATGGGCCGCCACATCGGTCGGGTTGAAATGGCGCAGATGGCGCATGGCCCGCCACATGTTGCCCTCGGGCGTGGCCTCGCCTGTAACCGGCTGTGGGCCGGGCTGGGGCATATGGGCCGGGGCATACCAGCGCTTGCCATTACGCGCGATCCGCGTCACGCGGATCTGGCCTGCGTCCATCCAGTGGCGGATATAGCGGACGGCGGTCTCGCGGCTGCACCCGCGCCGGGCCACCTCGGCCCAGTCGAACTCCTCGAGGCCTTTCACCTCTGCCCACATCTGCGCAAAGAGGTCGCTCATGCGCGCACCGCCTTTCCGCCCGGCCCAAGCGGCACGACCGTATCCGGACCACGCGCCGCCGCCGGGCGGAAATCATCGACGCGACGTACTGCCGGAGGCTGGCCTGTCTCGAAGACCCGGTTGCCCCATAGATCAAGATCCGCCAACCGGCGACCCCGCCCGTGGGCGAGTTCCTTGGCACGTGCGAGGTTGATCGCCACGCGACGGATCGAGCCGCCCGAGGCGTCAACGATGGAGGTCAGAAGATCGTCCGCGACGTCGATGCCGGCCGCATAGATCGAGGCCAGCTTCTGCGCGTCGCTGATATTGCAGGCAAGAGCGGGCTCCCATGCAAGTTGCCGGTTGTGAATGTTCTCCCAGCGGGTCAAATCCTGCGGCAACTTTTCCTCACCGACCAGAATAATCGGGGCCTGACTGCTCTCGTAGATGTCGCGGGCAAGCTCGATCATCCGCTTGCGCAGGAGATATTGCGCGTCATCGATGATGAGCGGCCGGTCGGTCCGGGCGAGCTGCGCGCCGATGGCGTCCACCATCGCGGGCACGCCGCGCACCGGCGTAAGGCCAATCTCCCGCAAAACTGCCTGCGCGAAATACGTCGGTGTCCAGCAGTCTTTGACCTGGACAACATGGGCCTGATACTCGTTGGCCGCGACCGTCACGGCGGTAGTCTTGCCCCAGCCGGAGGGGCCGTAGAACGTGGCCATGCCGGGCAGACCAAAGGCGCGGGTCTGAACTCGTTCGACCAGGCCAATCAGCGCCGCGACATTCCGCAGGGGCGCAATAGAGGGTGTCATTCTGCTCTCCTTTTCTTCTTATTCTTGGGTGCCAAAGAGACGCGCCATGCGTAGTTTGGCGCGATAGTCTGAACTCTGCTGATAGTCGGCCAGCCAGTCGGCCTGCGCCTGTGTCAGCGCCTCTCCGTCCGCCTGTGCGCGCTCAAGGACGCGGGCGCGGGCGAACATGATTTCGGGATCGTCGTCGGCGGGCTCGGCGGGCCGCACGCGGTGCTCCTCAAGCCGCATCACGCGGGCCTCGATCTCGGCCAGATGCTCGACCTCCTCGGCACTTTGAGCGCGCCGACGCCGCTTGGGTGCGGCGGCGTGCGGCGTCACCAGCTGATGAACTTGCGCTTCTGGCAAGGGTTCACTGGCTGCGAGGCCAGAGGCCGCACGCACCCGCGCTGCCACCTCGGCTGCCGTCAACTCGCGCGCAGCCTTGGCCTCGGCCTTCTGTGCCTTCGCCCACGCCCCGCGCTTGCGCGCATGGTCGCGTGCGGCTTCGACGTCGATGAATTTGGCGGCCTCGAGACAGGCGGCATGGCCCAAATAGCGGCCCGTGAGATCATAGACCTCGAGCCCGGCTCCCAAATCATCCGCGTCGAACCGCGCAACCACCTTTTCGCCTGCGATCCGGTACATCCACTCTGACCAGTATTCCGTGTCATAGAGCTTCAGCGCGCCGTTTCCGGTCTTGGCCCGCACGCCCTCGGCGCGCAGGAGCCACATGCGCAGCTGTTCGTCCGTCGCGCGCTTGACTGTCGCCTTGGCATAGCCCGCGTTGAACACCTCATTGAACGAGCGTCCCATGGCCACTTCACTGCGCCGCCCGGGCCGGGCGTTGTGATGCTCGAGCTCATCCTCCAATACGAGGCGGAACTCGTCGAGCGGGACGGCGCGGGAGCCATAGTCCTCCGGTTTGGCTTCCGGTCTGTTGCCGGTATAGGCCCCGTCAAAGGCCGGGTGCTTGGCCACCCGGTCGCAGAGATCGCGAAACGCGCGCTCGATGGGCTTGGATTGCCCCGAATAGGGCGTGGCCCAATGGATTTCGACACCTAGGAGCGGAAGGAGGCCGGGGATATCTTCGTCGGTGATCTTGAACCGAAACCGGGTCGGCGTGCCGCCCGTCATCGCCTTGGCGGCGAATTCCCGGCCGTTGTCGATCAGAACCGACTGCGGGATGCCATAGGTCCGGATCAGATCGCCGGTCACCAGCTGCACGGTGTGGCTGTTGGCCGTCGGGGATAGTCGCCACGCCAAGAGTTTGCCGGAATAGACGTCCGACCAGACCATCATCTGCGGGCGCACGGGCTTGTCGTAGCCGGGCCAGTCCACGAAGACGTCGAACTTGTGATAGTCGCCCTGCACGCATTCGAGCGGGGTCATGAATGCCTTGCTGCGGACCTGCGCGGGATAGAGGCGGCGCAATGCCTCTTCGCCCCTGCGCAAGTAGATTTCAGTGGGGGCCGATACGCTGGACTTGAGCCAGCGCCGCACCTGATGCAGCGGCGGCACGACACTGTTGCGTCGCTCGGACGTCCAGACGCGCACTGCACGGTCATAGCAGCTTGTGAGAGAGGGCTGGGACGGGCGCAGCCAGTCACTGCGCACGAGCGCCAGAAAGGCCGGGTCTGTATCCAGTCGGGATCCTTGTGCCCGCCGCAACGCCCGCCCGTCGATCAGATAGGCCAGCCGGTCGGCGCGTGCGACGCCCTCGATGTGCGAGAGATAATTCCAGAGCGATTTCTCGGCGCGTCCCGACTTGCGTGCGACCTCCCGCACCGCCGCCGACCGTGTCAGCCCGGCCCCTTCCAGTAACTCGACCTCGGCGATGGCTGCCAGCCGCGCCTCGGCTTCAGCGCGGGCCTTGTCACCCGCCGCCGCATATCGATCCCATGCCGCGTCTTGCCCCTGCTGAACGGGTGCGGTTTTGACCAGGCTGGAACTTAGCCGCATGCGGGCGCGCAATGGCAGAACGCTCCAGTGATATTCGATGCCGCCGCCTACCCCCTTGCGCCGCCGGGCCTTCCCCGCGTGTCGCGCCCAGCCATCACGCTGTGCCAGTTCGTTGATCTTGCGCTTTGTGCTCGGGAGATCCGGAAGCCCGGCCTCCGCCAGCTCTGCCGCGCTCCACCATTCCTGCGCAGGGGCCGGGCCTGTCATGCTGCATCCCCTTGGTCAAGTTCCCCGAACAGCGTCGCAACCTCCGCGCCGCGCTCCTCCAGAAACGCCATGCGCTCGCGCTTGCCCGCGCGGTCCCATGCGTCCAAGAGGCGTGACAGGGTTGCGTCCTTGGGACTTGCCGGGGCCGGGGCTTCGCCCCGTGCAACACGGTAAGCCTTACGGGCAGCGTTGACTGTCTTTGCCTCCCCGGAAGAGAGCGCCTTCATGACTTCGCTACGTTCTCCAGGATCAGAAATCTTGCCGATTTCTGCTATATCCTTGTATCCGAGGTATTGGGGTGCCAACTGGATTGCACGAACTTCATCCGCCTCCAGAGCCTTCACAGCCCTGATCTGACGCCGAACCGTGCTCTCATCCTGTCCCGTCATTTGCCCGACTTTCACGGCGAAAGATACGACGGGCATCGTGCCCGTCGTATCCCACCGCTTGGCAACAAGAGCCTCACCAATCGCCGCGCGGGCTTCGGGGTGCTTCTTTTCGTACGCCTCTTTGTACTCCAGCAGAAAGACCGCGCGATCTATCGGCTTCATCTCAGCACGGGCCAGATTGCGCTCGATCTCCATAAGGCGGGCATCGGCGTCCGTCCCGTCGTAGACAGACGCAAGGATCGTGACGTTCCCGAGCCGCTTTGCGACCTCAATCCGATGCGCGCCGTCAATAAGGCGATAGACTACGGTGCCTTTGCGTCGTACGCGGCGCACATCAATCGGATCGGTGGTAGAGCCACCTTCGTCGATTGTCATGAGGATGGCCGAGATACCAACCTCGTCTACAGGACGCAGCCGGTCCTCTATGACGATTTCAGCAACAGCCATCTCCCGTGTCTCGATCAGGCGCATTTCACTCATTGTCGAGCGCCTTTTCGAGGGCCTCTAGTATCCCCTTAAGCGCTTCGATATCGCTCTTGATCAGGAAAACCGGCACGTCTGGGAGGGCCATGTACAAGGGGTCCCCGTTCGCCAGCTGGCGCGCAACGAACCTGATCGCATTGGCCTTTTCCAAGGCAAGCTGAGCGAGATTGTCAAATTTGTGCAATTTGTCTGTTTTGGTCATTCTGGGGCCTTCGTCATTGTGTACCGGCAGATCAGCCGGTCGCCTTTCCGTTCGCGGGTGCAGAGGATTTCCGCCCCGTTCGCGCGCAGTTCAGAAATGCAACTGTTCACCGCCACCACATGCGCCCGGCGCACGATCTCGCGCGTGGTATGCGGGCGACCGTCCTTGAGGACGGCCAGAACCCGTTGCAGGCGGGGCGAGGTGAGCGGCGCGTGGTGCATCAGCAGCCCAGCATCTGAGCATCGAGCCCGGCGCAACCGGAACGGCAGTTGCCACACATGCGGTGCCCCAGCCCCGTCGACCAGAACTCGGTGCCGCAGGTGAGGCAAGGACGGTTGCGGGCGTGCTGTGACTTAACCGCCTCGACGTCCATCCGGTCTTGGGCGCGCAGGGCGATATCGCGGTTGCTGAACGTGCCGGACACGCGCTCCTTGCCGTCGAAAACGGCGTAGCCGCGGCCCGTTTTTTGAACATGCAGGCTCATGCGATCACCCTCCAAAGCACGCGACGCCGAAGAGCAGGACGAACAGCGCCAGCACTCCCACCACATCGCCGATGACAGAAAAAGCACCCCGGCCGGAGCAAGCAGACTGGGCACAGCCGGGGCGCAGGTACCGCGCAGCGCACAGGCCAGCACGCGCGCGGATCTTGGAAACGGGTTTGAACAGGGGTTTCAACGATGCACCCTCCGCAGGTCATTTTCCCGCATGAACGCTTCCTTGCGGATCGACAGGTGATGATCCTCTGCCAAGCGGCTCAGGCGCATCAACGGCAGCGCACAGCAGGGCTCGTCGATGTCGCGTACCAGCTGCAAGGCCAGCGCCACACGCTGCACTTGCGGGATGGCCGCGATCTCGGCCTGCAACTGGCCCGCGTCGGGGATCAGATCGGAAATCCGCATCGCATTAATCCTGTGTTGAAGGGGGTGTTTCAGGGGCGGCGTCTCGGCTCAGCACCCCATAGGACAGGCCGAAAGCGACCACGGCCCAGAAGACGAACGCGAGCATCATAGCGATAGCAAGGCCGCTGCCCGGAGGAAGGTTGCGTTCGGGGTCGCGCACTTCGCGTAGTCGCCCACGCATGCCACGGCCTAGCTTGATACCGCTCATGCGGCGTCCTCCCGCCGCATGCGGTCGGCATAGAGCCGCGCAAAGGTCTCCTCGCCCACCTCGTCAAGCATCTTTTGGCGCAGGGCGCGGGCCTTGGTCCCGTTCCATCCGCCGGTGGCAGCGCTCTTGGCATTGGTCGGCGTCACCCCATGCGGCACGCACCAATCCTTCAGGTTGGTGCCGATCACCCGCAGATACCCTAGGAACACGTCATAGAAGACGGGTCCCGGCTGGATTGTTGTGACTTTTTCTGTCATATGCTTTTTCCCTAGTAGGTCACAAAATGACCGTATTTCACGTTCAAGCTTAGTTTTGAACGTGAAATACGTTCATGTCAATAGGTTTTATCAGAATGTCAGCGGATCCCGGTAAAAGGCTTGCGCTCTGGAGAAAGAAGCAGGGGCTGTCCCAACGCGCCCTTGGTTCTACGATGGAGGTGAGCCAAGGATATATTGGTGATATCGAAGCCGGACGGAGCGAACCGTCGCGCAACTTCCTGATCCGGCTGCAAGGGCGCTTTGGCCTGCGAGCCGATTACATTCTCTATGGCGAAGGCGACCCCGTCGCCGCCGAACCGCCACCGCCAACGCGCGCGCGCCTCGATCCGATGATCCTGATGATCTGCGGAACGGAAGTCCGCAAGGTCTACGCCGATCTCGGCCTCGACCTTCCTAGCGATACGCATTTTAAGGAAGGCGTATGGTTCTACAACGAGCTGCTCTCGCGCATGGAAAATCCCGAGGACGGCGACGAGCTAGAGGCTCTGCTGCCGGACATCCGGCAACTGCTTAAAACCCGCCTGCACAATTCCGTTGATCCCTAAGTCGTATCCTGGGCGACATTGCCTGACCGGCACATGCGTGGTAGGCCACAACGATAAACTTGGAGGTTTCAACGTGCGAACGCTTCTATGCCGTGCCGCTCTTACGGCGATGTTTGTGGCCGCCGCCCCGTACTCTGCGTCGGCGCAAGTTAGCCATCAAGACTATGAGGGCGACTGCCAACTTGTATTTCTCGTGGCCCGCGTTGCAATCGGTAGTAGCCAGTACGGGCTGGTGTCTCTCGAAGAGACTTTACAAGAATACACCAGCCCAAGTGTTTTTCGTACTGCGTCGCAGCGTTCAGTTTATGAACGGATTATCCGCGATGCCTATGGCCGCCCCATAATGGTTAAGGGAGGCACGATGCCAACTGATGTCTATCGTGAAGTGATCGACGGATTTGCGTCAGACTGGGCCGGGTCGTGTGAACGCGGTGAGCTTCATGCGCGTTGAAGAACCTACCTTTTAGCGTTCCTTAGGCCTAGAAAAACCGTCCCACTTCTATTCTCCGTTTATCCTACTTCAGAAATCTCTATGTATTTGATTTCATTAGCGGAAACATGGAAGTGGGACGGCAAATTAGAACTGGGCGGACTTGGTCCCAGTTCCGGACGTGCCGGGGGCCGTTAAATGCCCCCTTAAACACCCCTCTCAGAGCCGTTTGAACCATATTTCAATAGGGTTTCGCACATTTTGCGCTTCGCAGTTCGCAGTGGCCCCGAAAACGCCAACATCGCCGTTTTCGCCCGCTTCTCGCACTTTACTGCAAACTTCACCCATGCCAACCGCAGCCCCGCGTCCGCGCAGAAATATGCCTTATTTCATTGACCTATCCGGCTTCATCCCGCCTCATTCTGGGTCTTCCGGCATGACTGTAAACTAGAGTGTAACCCTACAACTGTTGTAGCGTGACAGCGAAGTTTGCAGTGAATTACAGTGAAGTTTACAGCAACGGGGTTTTTAGAAATTGGTGACTGTGACGTCCGGCCCAAAGCGACCGTTCGTCGATCAACCCAGATGCTGC